TTACTGATGCTGTTCAGCCCATTTGAAATTTTCGACTTCTTTTGAAAGCTCAAAGCCCTCTTTTGTCGTAATTTCTAAGCGAATTTTCTTCTCATCTATACCAAAACCTCGTCCTCTTGGTAGATTTGCAATGCGGTTTGGATCATATTCATCTACCTCCGCCATAAGCTCAGTTGCTTCATCATTTCCAATACCTGCGTTGGTATCAATCGTTACAAATTCACTGGTCTGCCCGTCGGTATTTTCCTCAAATGCCGTGACTTTCAACTTATCTCGACCATATTCAAGGTAACGTTCTTCAGGCTGACCTTTGGCATTCGTGCCTTTTAATTTAACATACGAAATTCTTCCATCAGCACCTTGAACAACAAAAACCTCATTAACATGGGCTAATATCACACCTTTAATTTTCGGCACTTCCTTCACATCAAAGTACACCGAAGTTTCTGCTTGCTCTGGCTGATACAAGAACACCACCACATTGCGAGCATGCGTAGTTTGTGAATAGAAACCCATCATACCATTTTCACCCACTACGCCAGCCATTGGTCGGTTGCTACTAGCTTGGTCTAATATCAAAAACTGATAGCCCGCATATTTTGCCGACACTTGAATCGTCCCTAGAATATGGCTCTCATCTTGCTCATATTCGCCACTATTGACCTTGTGTTCATCTTCTGCACGCAAGGCTGGTTGAATCGTTGCAGTAAATACTGCCATCAGCTGAGTTTTAGGGACATCTACTTTCGGCATCGTTGGAGTAGATTTGCTTTCCAACACCATCACACGATTTTCCAATGTGTTCATATCTTGTCCCACTTGGTAAGCAAAAAGTTCGTATGGGGTTTGCATTTGGGTTGTTTGTTTAGTCATACATTTTCTCCTGTGTAAAAATTATGCTCTGCCACGTTGATATGCCGCTTCTAAATCCGCATTGTTAAGTGCGGTCATTTGCTCGCGAATGCCTCAGGGGCTTCACTGCCTTTTTCTTTTAATTTGCGTAACTCTTCGGCAAGTTCGCGGAAGGTGTCTAAATCTGCCGACACTTCGCCACCGAGTAAATCCGCTTTGAGTTGGTTGATTTTCGCTTCGAGCTGTTGATAAAGGGCTTTATCTTGCTCACCTAAGTATTGAGCAAACTCGGTTAAAAGTTGTTGAATGTTTTGTGTTGTCATAGTCGTCCTATTTTGTAATTCAGGATTAAATCGCTTAAGGGTGGAAGGTTTGGCGAGGTGGTCGCTAGCCGATGGATGTTAATTTTTATCGGCTTACGCTCTGCCAATTTCACTCGGATTTGGGGTTTGTCTCTAATTCGAATCGTGATTTTTTCCATTATTCGCTCCGTGTAATATCAGGAATTAACGTGAAATCACCCCCCACGAGGGTGGTGACTTTTTGGTGTGGATCGATACATTGCAAATCCCATTGTGCTTGTTCCCAAGTCACGTTTTCGGTTTTGCTATGTGCGATGACTACGTGAATCAAGTTGCCTTCGGTCGTGATTTCGCCTGTTTCGCTTGAGAGCTTGATAATGCTGCCCTTGTCTGGTTTGATGTGTAAGTCAAAGCGACATTGTGTTAGCTCAAGCGTTGGTGATTCTTCGAGGACTTCAAACGTCCAGCCATCATCATCGCCGCGTATCATTTCTAAATTAACGTTTTCCATTTTTTCTCCAAAAGAAAACCGCTTGTAACCTGTGCTACAAGCGGTCAAATTACGCTAATAAGTTGCCATTTCGTTTTTGTTTAACTAATACCTCCAATACTTTTGCTTCAATGGTTTTACCAAGTTGTCTCGCCTCTTTTTCAGAAGTCTGTCCTTCGGTTTGGCTGTGAGTGTTGCCATTTTGATCAACGTTTACAGTAATAGTGATGGTGTTATTTTGGCTTGCTTGGGCGTTATTCGGTAATGTTGGCACAGTGCTTGAGCCACCAACCAATCCCCCCGTTGCGTAGCCTGTTGAACCGCCGTAGTTAAGTTGGTCAAGAAATCCGCGTCCAAGCCGTGCCGTTGCTTCTTTGGTAATCACATATTCGCCTTTGTGGACGATACCTGCAGGTTCATATTTGCTACCATTGCCTGTGTAGCCGCCTGTTGCCCACGTACCCATTCCATAAGTAGCGTTACCATTAACTTCTGTACTACCTACTAAACCACCTCCAGAAAAGCCTCCGAATGCCGCTTTTACTGCATTTAAGATCATCATCTTAATAATCATCTTGGAAAGATCCGACAAAATAGAAACGGTGAAGCTGCGGAAATCGGCTTTACCTGTCATCACAAAATTGGTGAGTTGATCTGCCATTCCGTCTAGGGCTTGTGTGGTAATGTTCGCCACTTGTTCCATCGTATTACCTGCCGTTTTTGCCCATTCTTCCCAACCTTGACGAATCCCATTCATTGGGTCGGCTTTATCGGCTGTGCCTTTCCATTTTTCATATTCGGCATCGGTTCGGGCGATATTTGCCTGCTCAGTAGTGAGTATGCGTGCTTTTTCTAATGCCTCAATTTCAGCTAATTTCTGACGATACTCTTCCATTGCGGCAATTAAAGGCGAGTATTTTGCACCTAAATTTTGACGTGCCCGTGCAGCTTGTTCGGTGGTTAATGCACCACCTTTTTCCAGTTGTTGTATATCTTGCAACTGCTCTTTGAGCTTGTTTTGATAAGCAATTTCTGGGGCATATTGCCCCGCTAACTCTGAGCGTTGTTTAGCATATTGCTGTCCAATCAGCGTGCGGGCTTTTTCCGCTTCTTCTTGAGTCACCACACCGTGAGAGAGGCGTTTTTCAAGCTCACGCATTGCCACATCTTGGGCGTATTGGATTTTCTCCCACGCGGTGGCATTAGCATTGACTAAATCGTCGTAGTATTTATCCCACTCATTGCGGTAGTCTTCGGAAGATTTCTCTTTTTTGGCTTTTTTGTTGCCTTTGCCGCTTTTATCTAATGAATGTGTATTTTTTAATCCTGCCCATTCGCCTTCTTGGTAATTGCCGTTTTCCTGTTTTTCTTTTCTGACCCTATCGCCTGCACTTTGCAGATAACCTGTTACACCTCGAATAGTCTCTCCCACATAATCTCTTAAGAAAGCATCGCTCATTGCTTGGCTAAGATCCGATTTAATTTGGTTTTGAGCTTCTGTTAATTCCAATTTAGGGAGTTTTACTTGCATTGCAGAAGTATCGAATAAATCTCCTAAACCGACGGCATTAGACGCAGAATTAAATAATGACAAAAAGGACGATAATCCTTGAGCAAGATAATTTAAACCACGCTCGATAATTGAAATAAGCGAATTGATAGCAGATTTACCAATTGCTGAGAACGCATTCGGTAAATCTCCCCAAATAATCGAAATGGAATTGTAACCAGCAACAAATAAACCAATTATTGCATTTGTGCTTTGTTGCCAAGCCTCTACAATGAGATGAGCTGCACTAATAACAGCCGAAAGAGCACTTTCCCAAAAGCCCGAAGTTTGTTTTGTTGCATCGTCCCAATAAGAAATAACCGCTTTAGCCGCATTACTCATCAATGAGGTAAAATCTTGCCAAACACCTGTTGCCAAATCGCCCCACGTGGTACCAATTTCAGAAGCCCCAAAGGTCATATCTGATAAAAAGGCATCAAAAGCAAAAGCGGCAGCAGTAATCGCAACTGCCAACAAACCTAATGGATTCGTCATCATTGCAACTGTTGCACCACGAATAGCAGATGTTAAACCGAGATAACCTTTGCAAAGCAAATCTAAAGCACCTACACCTTGCGTTAAAGTCCCTAATTTTTGCGTAGCTACCCAAGTTACATAAGCGACTGTTGTATAACCAACCGCTTTTGCTAATACATCAAAATGCTGTGCCAGAAAACTGACTGACTGTGCTAAGGCACTCATTACCCCACTGCTATTTAAGCCATCAACAAATTTCAGCCACGCATTTTCCATTTGCTGCATTGCCTGCCCGAAGGTCATGGGCATTTCGTCAAACTTCGCGGAAATTTTACCGCTTGCACCACTGATTGCTTCAAATAAAACTTTAGAGGTAATTTACCCATATATTCCGCCACCACATCTAAAATACTCGGGGCATTTTCAGCAATGGAACGGAACTCATCACCTTGGAGCACACCAGACCCTAATGCCTGTGAAAGTTGCAACAATGCCGATTTTTGACTTTCGGCATTCACACCGCCCACTGCCATTGCTTTATTTAGTGTTTCGGTGAACTTGAGCGTTTGATTCGTGGTGACGCCCATTTCCGCTAATGCCCGTTTAGTGCTGACGAACGTTTGCGTGGTCGCTTCAAGGCTTGCGGTGGTGCGTTGACTAATCTCAAATAACGCCTTTTCTGCGTGAGTGTAATCGGTCATCCCGCTCGTCACTTGCTTGAGCTGACTGTGTAGCGATTGCATTTTATCAGCGGCATCTAATACCTGTTTCCCCAAGCTCGCTAAACCACCAATCGCCAAAAGTTTTTGCATTCGGTTTAGTTGTGTTTCCACTGCGGCAACTGCCTGTTCCGCTTTGCTAGATTGACGGGCAAGATGGCTTAAATCATTGCCTGCAGCTCTTGCCCCGTTTGCGGTTACATTGACCGAAAGTGTTGCTGTAGTAACCATATTCCCTCACAAATAAAAACCCCGAAGTGCTTGTCACGCCTCGGGGAGTACCTTACACCTCAATCATTCCCTGCTCTTTCATATAGCTATAAATTCGGTTGAGCATTAAATCTTGGAACGATTTGCCAATATCACCCTGTGTGAGCGGGGCGAACATAATGGCGTGTGCTTGTGTGCTATCTAGGTATTTGTATTCCGTTACAAGCGGTCGAAATTCGGTGATTTGTTCCGCCTCTTCCGTACCTGTGCCGATAGCGTAAGTTACGTTCATTGAGCCGTCTGAATTCATGGTGAAACCAGAGATGGTTGAATAGACTGGGTTTAAGATTTTGTTGAATGTTGCCATAAAGGACTCCTTGTTGTTGATGAAATATTACCTTTAATTTATATTTCAAAAGTGATATGATAAACATAACTTATTAGTTATGAACTTGATGATGTTTGAATTACTTTTCCACCCTGATGCCTTTTCAGAAATCGAAGCACTCTCTCCATCAATGAGAGCGAAAGCCTTAAATGCACTGGATAAGCTAGAAATGCTAGGCAATGAGCTGCGCTTTCCCCATACCCGAGCGATGGGAGAGGGATTATTTGAGTTAAGAGCAGGGAATAAAGATATTTCTCGCACTTTTTTTGCATTTGCCATTGGGCAGAAAATTTATATTTTGCGAACTTTTGTAAAGAAAACACAAAAAACGCCCGCTTCTGAAATTGAACTTGCGTTAAAACGTTTAGGAGAAATGACCGATGAAAGTACAACCCATTAGTTATAAACAAGTCAAAGAGACACTTTTGCAAGATGAAGAGACTAAGCAACTTTATTTAACCGAGAAACGTGTCGATGAGTTGCAATCTCTACTTAAAGAAATGCGGACTCGTGCAGGATTGACGGTTTCTCAAGTGGCTGAAAAAATGGGCGTTACTCAACCTGCTGTCAGTAAATTAGAAAAAAATGCTAGCCGCGCTTCTTTTCTCACATTGCAACGCTATGCTCAGGCTTGCGGTTCTGAATTAAAAGTGGCGATGTTGTAAAACAGGGTCATTTCAATCTACACTCTTAGAACAATGCAGATAGCATTGCAAGTTTTGGTGGTATAGCTCATGCAACCATTGATGGAATGCAAGTCACACACCTTATGCGGGTACGTTTATGGGACCAAAAGCCGAAGAGGTAAACGGTGTAGTCCTTGATGATCGCGGTAATCCTTACGAAGCTTTTGCAGGTAAGAAATAGTAAAAAGCCCACCTGTGTGGGTGTTTTTTATTGTGAAAGCGTTCTAGTATTTGATAATACGTAAGCTGCTACCATTATTTTATAGACTCCATAACCACCAAAAACTGCGGGAGGAGGCCACCCATTATTTGTTTCATAACGGTAATTTAATATGCTTGCTTTATTTGCTTCAACGATCTGGTATGTGTTGGAATTCAAGACAAACACAATGCGCCGCACAGGGGATGGTGCAATGTTAATGCTTGCGGAATAGATGGTAGTATAATCATCTTCCCCGTGTCTCCATTCATGAACGCCTACCCTTGCTTCTAGCATTTCACACAGATTCCCGCCAACTAATTGAGACACTTCCAATTCACCTGTGAATTTTCCGCTTACCCCTTCAAGCCTTGCTGCTCTAATCGTCCCTCCTTCAATTGTCGTTCCGTTGACTGTTCCCCCTTTGATTGTATTCCCTTCGATGGTTGCACCTTGAATTCTCCCACCTTCAATGGTATTCCCTTCAATACGTGTCCCTGTGATTGTCCCTGCGGTAACGTGTCCAATATTAGAACTAATCGCCGACAAGCTTTCCACATTCAACTCTTTCGCCGTAATAGACTTACTCACAATATGATTTGCAGTGATGGTCTTTCCTGCAATATGTGTCCCCTCAATCGTTTCACCAACAATCTCATTGCCTGTAATCGTATTCGCCGCAATTTGCTGAGCAGTAATCGAATGGGTGACAATCGACCCACCGTGAATAGCGGTTACCCCTGCATTTTGCCACGGGCTAGGTGCTTTGGCGTGTTCGGTACATTCTTCGAGCATAGGGCGGGCGACAAACATATATGCAGAATTTTCAGATGCGTTCTCAACTCTATCATGCAAGATAAAGTAAGCATATAAATCAATAACATCAGGAGGTGCCTTGAATTTAATGAATACCCGATCTGCATTTGCGATACCCTCAAATCTATTAGATGGATTGCAGCTTTTTCGATGGGTAATGAAGCCTGCAGAATGTTTGCGAATATCCAAATAGATTTCAACATTCTTTGAACGGTGATTTCCCATATATGCACTGAAAATGTACCATTTATTAGGGATGAGCGGGACACGTTGACGTAATAAAGTACGTTGAGAACCTCTGTATTGGCGATTATGATATTTAATCACATTTTCGTTAGGCAAATAACCATCTCGTAACAAGCCAAAATTAGGATCTTGAAAGCACTCTCTGGCACCTCTTGCAGACTCTGGCACCTCTTCAGTAATTTCCCACCCATAAGGCACTCCATTTGTCGGATTCGCAAAAATCGGATTAGTGAGCAAATTCCCCCCAAGCCCAATCGCCAATTTATCGGCTGAAATCTCCCCTACAGCAAGATGATCTGCTCGGACTGCCCCCGCAGCGAGTTTCGCCGCAGTAATTTGCCCATTAGCAATTAAATCACCGTTAATCGCTATCTGATCGTTGACTACCGACAACATGGATTTTGGCGACCCATCTTGTGCGTTTTTGACCACTTGGAACTTATCCGCCATCACAATCACTGAACTTTGCTCTTTATTTGCACCAAGAGAAATCCCTGCAATTGCTGCATGGTTACCTGAAATGGTTTGAGTTTTAATCGTATGGGTTGCGGTCAATTGACCTTTGACATCCGCCACAACTTGGCTCACCGTAGAGATTTGAGCCGTTGCACCATTCACTGAAGCGGTGATTTTCTTCAGCTCATCCGCTTGAGCTTTATTCTCATTTGCTCGGGCAGTTTGTTCTGCAGTAATCTTCGCCCTTAAATCCTCTTTCGCACTATTTAAGTTCGCTTCCAACTGGCTAAACTTAGTCGTAGCGGTGCTATTGAGCGTACTAATCGATCTCTCAGCATGGGCAATTTTCCCTTCTGCTCCATCAACACGGGTGGTTAACGCCGTGAGCTTACCTGCTTGAGCTTTATTCTCATTTGCTTGGGAAGTAGCTAGTTGATGAATGGTTGCCTCCGCACTTTCCATACGAGAGTTAGATTCGTTTTCCCACGCTATCCTCGTATTCGATTCATTTGTAAGCGATCGCTTAATGTCTTCAAACTGGATAGTTGTCGTCAAATCTTCTGGGGCTGGGCTCCAGTCAGTCGCAATACTCCCTATCTCTAATTTAGGATGTGTGGCAACACAAGTTCCTCCCCCTACTTCAACCTTAAATGAGCAGTTTGAAATACTTTTAATCGGCTTATCGAGTAACTGGATTGTTGATTTTAATCTACCACTATAATCGCCTTGATGGTTGCTTAACCAACACTCAATCCACGTATACGTATTATCGGTGTAGTACAAAAACATAGATAAACCGACACGATTACGCCCGCCCCTGATAATGCCTTTCGCGTTAAGACTAAAAGAAAGCGTGAGTTTTTTACCTTGCCAGCTTTCTTTTGCAGATTGTGACACTGTCCACGATGTTCTATTTTCCGCTGAATGAAGCAGATAGTTACGAGCACCTACATCAAAGTTAATATTATTAAATTCAGACGACAGCTCTGCGACTTTACGTTTAGCCTCTTGAGATTGTGCTACGGCTTGTGTCGCAGAATCTTGTGCTGTGGTGAGTTGGTTAATTAATGCATGATCAAGTTGATTTTGACTTAATTGACCCGCTATTTCAGAGGCTTGTATTTTTGATGTGTACTGACTGCCATCCCAGCGATACAACTTGCCGTCTCTTTCATTGTAAACCTGTTTTACTCCTTGGAACTGGTTTACATTAAGGTTCGCTACGGTTTTCACCATCTCCAACTTACGTGCTGGAGCTGCAGTATCAAACACTTCGTTGATGATGTTTTTGCTAAGCTTTTCATTCAGCAGTTTCAGCTCTTTATCAATATCTACCGAACTTTCGCCCCGCACGCCCGCTTGTTGATAAAACGCCCCGACATTTTGCCCACGCACGTGTCTAAGCCAGTAATAACGCACCTGTTTTGCACCGACTTCGTGGCTGTACATTTTTGCATTAAGCTTGGTTAAACGTTGTGCGGTAGTCAGGTTATCCTGCTCACTGACCCAGATTTCAGTTTGAGTAAATTCATCTACCCACGCCCACGAGATAGAAATATTCCCCAATCCGCCTAACACACGTACATCACGGGGTACAGGCGGTCGATCGATGGTGAAGGTTTTAGTCTGTTCGCTTAACCGTTGCCCATGTTCGTTTTTCGCCTGAATGACAACAGAATAGTCGCCATCTTCCAATTCATCAAAGGCAATTTCAGGGGATTTTTGGCTCAGTTTAATCTCCACCAGATTGCCGTTTTTATACAGGCGAATATCATAAACCGCTGTGCCTTCGCCACCTGAAACTGTCGCATCCACACGGATTTTGCCATCTGTGCCTATATCGATATGAATATCGCTGACACGGGGTAAAAGAGCGGTCGATTTTGGCTCGAATTTTGCACCGTTATCCACAATAGCTTCTTTTTGCGGTTCGTGCTGTAATGCCACAATGCTGTATTTGCCTTTGGCTTCTTCTTTCACGCTTAAGGCTCGGAATAACTGCGTGTTGATTTTCTGCGTCGTCAGCGACCAAACGCTATAATCCGTTAAGTCTTCAGGCGTGCGTTCGAGCGTAATTTCCGCACCATTCAGTGCGACAATGCGAATATCTTGGTGCTTCGCTTGTTTGTTGATGTAGGTAAAGAAACTGTTTGCGGTGTAGTGTTCGGGATTGATTTCACGATCTAACGTGACTTTCTTTCCTTCCACTTTTAACACACGCCCGCCAATATTGGTGCCTGCATAATCCACGTCAGCCACTTTGATAATATCGCCGGGTGTGTGCATTAAGCCTTCTGTACCGACGGTAAAGGAAACCGTTTTAGTTTCTAGCTTTTCCGTTTGCAACAACCACAAGCCCGTGCGATGTGCTTGTCCGCGAGAAGTACAACCAAAAGCAGTCACTTTTTTCACGTTCAAGCCGTTTTTGCGGATTGAATCATCATCAGACACATACTCAATAGTTTTCTCATAGGCGTTGTTTTTATCGGCATATTCCACTTGAATAGCGTTATGGCGTGATTTTTTCGCGGAGAAGGTGTAAGTAAATTCGCCGTTTTCCACGTTGGCATTGGTGTAGGTCCACACTGGATCGGCTGGTCTATCCATTACGACGGTCAACTCACGCCCATTCCACACAGGCAGGGCACGGAAAATCGAGCAAATATCGTTAATCACATCATAGGCTGCACGCTGTTCCGTGAGCCACGCATTACAGGTAAAACGTGGTTCAGTACCGCCAAAACCATCGGGCACAAGTTGATCACAATATTGAGCGACTTGATACAACGCCCATTTATCAATCGCCATTTCGCCCACACGTTCACCCAAGCCATAACGTTTATTGGTGACGATGTCATAAAGTACCCACGCGGTATATCTTAATGAAATGTAACTATTTGAAATACTTAATTTTTTCTTAAATGTACGGGGGGCGTTCCGTTGTTTTTTACCCTAACCGCTTCTTTTGACTGTATCCAATCGGTTACAGATTTAAGAGGAAATAACCTTACCTCTTTTTGTCCACTTGGAATAGGATCGGGAAATTCGCCCGCTTGTATCATTCTGCGCAACTTCGCCCGCCCTATCCCTAAAAAGTACTCAATATCACCATAATCAACACACTTCACTTCTGATTTCCTCTTTGTAGTTGATCCAGTTTTCAATCTCTTCACGCTTCCAGCGGTAGCAGTTCCAGCCTAAATAAATTGGCTTCGGAAAGGTTTTATCTTCTGCCATTAAATTCCCTAGCTTGGTTCTACTAATGCTTAGCTGCTCAATGAGCATCTTTGTTGTAATCCAAATCGGACGGTTATCTAGTTCGCCTTCTGGTTTCTCAAAAATTGAAATTTTTTCTGCTGTCATTTCTCTGTTTCCTTATTCGCTAAAGTTTTGTTGTATTCTCGCCAGTCGTTTGTTGCTACTGGGCTTACGGGTAAATTGTGCATTTTTATCCCGTCTTTATTTCGGCAATCATTCACGGGGTAACAAGTTACCGCAAATCGATTTAAAATGTTTTTGCCACCTTGCACCGATTTTTTTATAAAGCCTTTTTGCTCCAGCTCCAACAACGCTTTTCTAAAGGTTGGTTTTGTTAAACCTAATTTACTCAAGGCATCTTCATAACTTAATGTAAGCACACCATTGTTTACACTGTTATAGCCTTTTGCAATCTGTAAGAACACTTTTGTGCTATTGCCTGAGAGTGTCATAAATGCTTTACTGCTAATCATATCGATATACATTGCTACAAATCTCCGTTCACCTTTTCGCCCTTTTACTTTGCTATAGTCTGAATTTCGACTCACATATTCGCCCCCCTAATTTCGATTTTTCTTAGTAAAATTTTTTTACCAACTTGGTAAAATTTTTTTACTCTATTGCTCACAAAATATACTTTTCTGTTTATTTTTTAGGCTTAGAGTAAAATTTTTTTACCAATTTTTTGAAATAGTTGGTTTAATTTTTTTACCCATATATAGATCTACCAACACACATAAGAAAATCATTAAAGCCTAAAATAAAAAAACAGATTTTTAAGTAGTTGGTTGAGTGTTAGAAATTGCAGTCCGTAGTTGTTCAATCCGTAAACCTGTTACAAATTGCTGTAATTTTTGTTTACGTTCTTTGTAAAACACGCCAGCATTTAACAATCGCATCGCTTCAGATAAAACGAGGTCGAGCCGTTTGAGTTGGTCAAAGGTTAAATGCGGTCTGATTTCGTCATCTTCTCGGTAACCGTGATTAGCAAGCCATTGTTTGCGGGTTGCACCAAGTGCCACAATGTACACGAGATTGTTTTCAATACTGTAAGCGTGTGGTCTGCGATATTTTGGCAGTTGTCGCTCTTCGTAACGCTTCACTGCATCGGCAAAGAAATCTTGCGTTTGCTTGTTTTCAATACGAGCCAGTAGCCACTTTTCCATTTCGTTAAAGCGTTTAATGTAAGCCTCTTTGAATGCGGCCGCTTTCTTACCAGTAAATCCCATCACCAGAAAAACAAAGCCGTCTCGGGTTATTCGATACATCGGCATTTTTTTATTCTGTTTAGACTTGTAAGAGGAGGGCTGAAAATTCAGCTCTCTAAATTCCTCTGAACATTCTAGAATTTCAATGCTTTGAATAATGTTCTTGTGTCGTTTATGAAAATACTCTGCTACTTTCAAAGAATCGGTATAAACGCCATCGTGATACACGAAAACATCTGGTAAAATTTTTTGGTCTGCGATATTATTCTGGATAGTTAAATCAGACATGATTTAGCTCCCTTATTTCTCACCGCCTCATATCGAGGCGGTTTATTTTTGTCTCTATTCAACGAGACCAAAATTGGTCTGGTTAAATCCCCTATTTAATTTGATTTTCTCCCAATTTAATTGGGAATTTCATTCGCCTGCTCATAACTAACTGGCTCGGCGGTGCCTTGCTCTACTTGTTCGATATGGTGTGCAATTTCCTTGAGATTAAAATTCAAATAGCCACTTGCTTCTCTGAAATTCGTGAAGGTCTTTAAGTCTTCTTTTGAAATTAAGCCTTGTTTGTGCAGTTTCATCAGCAACAGATAGCCACCTTTTAAGCGTTGGCACAAGTCTTCACACTCTTTCGCAAAAGTTTGCTTAAAATGGAAATTGTCGGGAAATTCTGACTTACAACGGCTTGCAGAGAGTTTCATTAAATAAAATTCTCGGTTCATTTGCGGTAAAGTATAAAATTCTCTCTTATTCGCATTTTGAGCGTTTTTTTGCTTTAGGCTTAGGGTTTGCCTTAATTTCTTCTTTAAAAGGCTTCTCTGTCGCTTTCTGGGCTTGCATTTGAGCCTTTAACGCTTTTAGTTGTGTGATTGGGTTAGTGGGTTTCATTTACGTTCACCTCTGTGATTCCGTTGATAATAGTTTGAAATTCTGAAATAGCGTGTGATGCCTGCTGAATTTTTAAACCTGCTTGTACGAGATGATTTAAAATAAAATCTCGGCTTTCGTTGAGGTCGTTTTGCTGTTGCTCACAATAAGCATATAAATTTCCCACCGCTGCCAATGCTTTTTGTAAAGTCGGTAACTTCGCCATTTCTTCAGGTGTGAATAAAGATTGTTGTTCTACTTCTACTTTTTGCATGGTTTAATTTTTCCATTGATAATTTCTAATGTTGGATTTTTAATCATTCCCCACGCTTGTTCTAAACCTTGCTGGGTAAGATATGCCACCACTTCAAAAGCAAGCATTACATCGGTTTGACTCACTTGGCCAAAGTCGCACCACTTCAAACACTCGGCTAAAGATTGGGCATTTTGGATTTTCTGCATTCCTTCTAAAAAAGCGTATTCCGATACGTCTTGTAAAACGAGATCGCCATATTCTTTACCTGCCATTTATGCCACCTCTTCAAGAATTGCATACCCCACACGAACCAGATCCATCACTGCAGAAAGGGCAATGCAAAGCGGTTTCGGTTGGATTTCTGCGTGTAGTAAGCTGAAAATAGTTTGAGCTTGTCGCAATTTCGTGTCATAGAAATTGACGGTGTCCGCCTTGCCTGCAGCGTAAAGGCTTGGCAATAGCTCGACGAGGTTGTTCAAACTGTCGTTTATCCAGCTCAATGTTTCTGAATTTTCGGCTGAAACGTTCACGAGATTGTCGAGGTAGAATTTACGCTCATAGGATTCAAGGGTGTAAATCTCTTCACGGGTTTCGATGAAGGCTTTTTGAGTAAAGTTACGCATACCACACTCCAAAGCCAGAAAGGGCGGTGAAAGTGGTTGCTAGATGTAAGGTTGGGAATGAATTACGCTCACGGCGAACGAGCAACAAGCGGTCGTTTTTTTTGCAAAGTTTCGCACGGGCGATTTGTTCAGAAGGTGCAATAATGCTGTAGATTGCTTTTTTGCCTGCATTGAGGCTTAAAAAGTTGAAAATGTAGCTTTTCATTTGAGTAGCTTCCAGTATTAGATTTTAGGAATCTACCGCAAACTTCTCAGGGCTTGGCGGTAGTACTTAACAGGCTGAGAAACCGTCTATACTGGAAAACGGCAAAGGGCGAACCTTTCCCATTAAGTACCACCATTGAAGATAGATCACGCCTTTTGGGTGTGTCTATTTGACTAGCTCCACCATAAAGGCGGATCTATATTTAGGGGTGTAACAGATACAAAAAAACACGCTTTTGGCGTGTATTGTATCGCCAGCATAAATAACAGGTTCTCAGGCCTGTATCTTCACTTTTTCTGAAGACCTGGAAAGAATATCCCTTAAAAATAAGAAAAGCAACTATAAAAAAGAAAAATACATTAAAATTACATCAACTGACTTATTTTTATCCTTTTGCATGGTGTTTTTTACATAAGTTTTGCTCCTTTTTGCAGATTTTGGGTAATAAAAAAGCCTTTAAGGGGTTAGCTTAAAGGCTTTTGGGGTTATGCTGCTTTTTTACGCACACCAAAGGCTTCTACTTTGCCTTTGTATGTAAAACGCTCATCTTTTAACACATTTGAGCGGCGCACCATTGCAAGGGCTTCACTTGCTTTCTTGCTTAATTCGCTTTTTTGGTAGTTGGTTTTGATTACCATTGTTACCCCCTTATCTGTGTGATAAATTCGGCTAGTTCTTCGTAAGACAAAATAAAATCTTCTTCTGATTGTTCTTTAAATCCAAAAGATTTATAGAACGCCCTTAAGCTCTCATTTTGTTCCACATCAATTAAAGTTACTGCTTTGCCATTCGTTAAAGTTAAGAGTAAGAACGCGGCGATTAGTGCAATCGTGAGCATTTTTCCATCAAGTTCTGAATGTTCAAAACGTTCTACACCATAGATTTCTAAATGCTGTTTTTCGAGTTTATACGCTGAAATCACCGCACCTAGTAAATGATTTTGTTGTTTGAGTGTTAAACCAAAATCAAACGCATCATCGGGATTATATTTTTCTGTAATGATGTAATTCCAATTTAGCACACCCGCATCTTCTAGCTGAAAAAATTGCTGGTCGGTAAGTTGCTGAATGTTCAAGTGATAACCTTCATCATCAAGATAACTTTGAAGATTGTCTATTACCTGTGCAATGATTACATCAAAATCAATGTTATTTTGCATTTTTTAATTGCGTTTTTCTTTCTTATAGTGAGCTAATTTATCACAATTCAAAATACTGTACAATTTATTTGCAAGTTGTTTTATAATGCCTGTGCTACTAATTTCGGTAGCAACCTTTTTGTTAGGTTTAATTGGAATAGAAAAATAACCGCTTGCATTCTTCCCGCTTACTGGTTGCAGGCGGTTTTATTTGCCTTAATTCGGTCGGTATGGTTTGATCCATCGGCAAATCGTTTTATGATGCTCTTTCAGTTTGAGCTGACTTTTCACTTCATACGCCAGATTCTCTACCTTCATTGCGGGTAGTGTTTCCCATATTTGCACCGCTAATTTCTCCGCTTGCTCTCGTTGAGGTTTCTTTGCTTTTGGTTGCATTCCGTGAATTTTGCCAGTGATATTAGACGAATCTTCAATAATGCAGTGATAATCAAACACGCCCATTAAAATGAGCTCCGCCAATCCTCGCATATATTTACGAGATTGTAGCGTGCTAGGTTCATAGCGGTAAGTATCTAGCATTTCATTGAGTAGCGTTTCAAAGGTTTCAAGATCTAAAATACTTTGAATGTTTACGCCTTCCTCTTTTTCTTTTAACGAGATAGGACGCTTTCCAGATTTTAAAAATCGGCGTGCTTCTTTGCTCATTTCGGTAAGTAGTGCAATTTTTTCTTTCATACTGTTTAAAATTCATGTAGTTAGGGTTATAATAAGTTTGATTATAACTTTTGGCATATTGTTATAATCTTCTAAACGCTGTTTTTTAAACAGTATTTTTAACCGATAGCGCAGTTGTGCACTACTACGATGTAGGTTGGTTTTGAAATAGAATGTTTATAATCAAGTTCACAAATATACCCCGCTTTTTACCTCCTTGCGGGGTTTAATTTTTTATACTGCTTTCTTTAATTCAGTTTCTAAAATTTCCGCCGCCATTCTTCGAGCTTTTGGCATAGCTTGCTCACCTTTTGCCAGAAATGGGCGTGCTTTCATTTTCTTCGTACCACGCTCCACCATAAACCAGTAAAACGGGTCTCTACGGTCTTTAGTATTATCACTTACCCGTGCCATTCGCTTGCCTTTTGTTCGTCTTACTCGGATCACACTTGAACCACTTAAGCCATCTTTTGCCACCTTCGTGCGGTGTCGGATGTTATCCCTTACCGTGCCTTTTTGTCTGAAATCAGTTGACTTCTTCAAGGTTGGCACATTGGGTTTAATGGTGTTTTTCACTTCTTTCGCTGCAGCATTGAGGGCCTTTCTGATCCCTTTTTTGGCTGCACTTTTCATTTCTCGCTCTTTTTTTCGGATATTCGCATTCAGTTGTTTTAGTTGTGCATCTATGCTGTTCATCGGTAAACCTCCACTTTTAACTCTGCACCCGCAAACAAGCCAGCGGTAAAGGCTTTTGCTTGTTGCACTCTGTTTTTGAATGTACTTAACTTTAAACCAAGTTTTGCCGCTGCCTCATTTTGAGGGATAGGCAAGTAATAAGCCAGTAAGCAGTTAAATTCTTCTGTATAATGCTGTTTAAGATATTGCATCAAGTTTTCTACTTGCATTGCACTTTCATCTGTGAGTTTGTAACCTGTTGCCACGGGGCTGTAAAATCCTGCTGCTTGTCGTTTAAATCCGAGCTTTTTATGTTCGTTATTTACTCGCCAGCTTGCCCACATTTTTAAAACTGAATCAATATCCATTCTTTCCGCCTTGTGTTATCATTAGGGCGTTCAGTTGTTCTGAATATTGTTCTTAAATTTGTTATGCTTCCTTACTAGTGAAAATGTAGTGCCCTCAAAATTGAGGGCTTAATTTTTGCTATAGGTCTATGCCTGTGAAGTTGGCTAGTTTTGCCTTCTGCTCTTCACTCATTTCTATATCGAGCTCACCATATTCAAGCTGATAAGTTCCGTAAGCCATTAGAAAGGCGATCACGGGGTCGATTTTATTTGCAGATTTTTTCTTATTTGGTTTAATGTTGGCGTTTGCATCCATTTCCATTACCACGTTTGACAATGCCCACGATAAAACGGGGTCGCCGTTGTGTTCAATATTTTGGCGATTTATCTGCACCTCTACCGATTTCGCCACGGGGCTGTATCGTTGGTAGGTTTGTGGGAACGGATCAACCTCTAAGCCTGCACTTTGTAATTGTGTTCTAAGGTGTGTTGCATTCCACACATCAAAGCCTATCATTTTAATTTCAAACAGTTCACTGTCTTTTAAAATATCGTCTCGGATTCGGTCGTAGTCAATGCAATCGCCTTTCGTTACTCGCAACCAGCCCGCCCGCTGCCAATTCTGATAAATTGCTCTATTTTTATTGGCCACATTTTGTAGTTGTGCCTCTGGGATGTAATGGCGTGTGAGTAGTCTCACCTTGTTTTCAAGTGGGAACACATAGCAAACACTTGTCATATCGTTGGTTGAAGATAGATCTAATCCCATATAGCAGAATTTACCGTGTAAGGACACTTCGTTGTAATCTTTTTGGCAAAGTTTCCAACTGCCTTCAGATAGCCACGGCGTTTGACCGTTGCACCACACATTAAAGCGTTTTGTAAGCATTTCCACCCATTCGGACGGAATACCTCGAGCTTTTGCTATGGTGTTTTCAAAATCAGCGTAAGGAATAGATTTTCCTATATTGGGGTTTGCTTTTATCCAGTTTTCGGGGTTGTCTATATCGCTCTCTTCGTCTAGCTCATAGATTAAGGCAAAAAGGCTGTCATTCTTTTCTGTACTATCCAAAATCTGACAACAGTAATCATAGTGCTGTTTACACGCTGAAATGGTGTTACTGCCTGCAGTTGTGATTGCAAATAAAAGCCCTTCAGGTCTAGCCCCTTGTCCTAGCTCTAAGGCACTGTAAACGCTGTTGTCGGGGTGTAAGTGGTATTCGTCCACGATTGCTAAGCTCGGGTTAGTACCTTCAATGGTGGAAGATTTTGCTGCAAGCGGTCGCATTAGGCTGTTATTTTGCAGATAAATTATTTTGTGCTGTTGAATAGTAAGGCGTTTTCTAAGTGGTTTAGAAAGTAGTGCCATTTGTTTTGCATCATCAAACACGATTCTTGCCTGATCACGGCTAACGGCTGCGGTGTAAATATCCTGTTGCCCTTTTTCCATTACAAGAAACCAGTTCGACAAAACTGCGGCCACGGTCGATTTCGCATTTTTTCGAGCTACTTGAATGTAAGCAGATCGATATTTTCTCAAGCCGTTGGATTTATGCTTAAAGCCTAAGATATTCGCAAAGAGAAAGGCTTGCCAGTCTGAAAGCTCAATCGGCTGACCTCTTAAATGCCCTTTGACGTGTGGACAAAGACGGCTGAATTTTAAGAATTTCTCTACCGTTTACACATCAAAGAAATAAGCCTCATTTTCTAAATCAGCAAAGTAACGGCTTACTGCTTGCTTAATGCGTTTACAAGCCACAATTTCCCCAGATTGTACCGCTAAGGCGTATTTGTGCCAGATTGTCATAGATTATCTAACTCATCTTTCTCTTCGGTTTCAATTGGTGTTTTTTGTCTGCTCACGGGGTCAAAGCCTAAGAGAGAAGACATCTTGACAATAATTTTTTCCGCTTCACTCTTTGCAGATAAAGCGGGGTTTCGTGCTTCTGTACCTTGTGAGTTGGTAATAGAAAAGCCTCGTTCTGCAATGTTCTGCACTGCCTTGCGGTAAAGGCTGTAATTCACACAATAAAGCTCTAAGTTGGTGTAGTCTGCTGCTGTAATATCACCCCGTTCAGATAAGACGGCAATTTTAAGCCGCCATTGCTCACGGGCAATTTCATCTAAATATTCTGGTGCTTGCGGTTGGTTCATATTGTTCCTATATTTTCTGAAAAATTGTCGTGCGTAAAAAATTGATTGGGCGGGCGGTTCTTTAGGCTTGCTACTTTCTTTTAAAAACTCCCCCCACCTTGTGTGTGAGAGGGTATCAGGAAATGGCTGATACCCCACTAAAAAGCGGTTGTTTTCGCTTTCCATATGCAACAGGTGTGGTCATCACGACCTCTCCTCAATTTTGAGGGTACCTTTATTTTTTAGCTCCATAACTCAACTGTTACCATATAACCACTGTTGCAGAAGATACTCGTTCTTTTCTGTTTGTCTCTGATTAGTTGTGGTCATATAACCACGACTGTTTCAACTGTGGTCATAATAACCATAATTCAGTCGCATACTTATGTACACAACTCAACTGTGTACATATGCTCATAATTCAGTTGTTTCGATATCAAAACGGTTCACTTCTTCGCCCCAAATCCTCGTTTATCAATTACCCTTGTCTTGTAGCTATGACAATCTCTACAGAGTGCCTGATGATTATCTTCTACCCAGAATAGCGGATCGGCTTGTCCGTTCTCTACGGGTTTAATATGGTCTATCACGGTTGCGGGAGTGTAGATACCTTTCTCTAAGCACATCACACAAATAGGGTGATGCTTTAAGTATTGTGCTCGGTATTTACTCCACTTGTGATCGTAACCACGTTTTGAACTGCTTTCCCTGGTATCTTTCTGCTTATGTTCTTCACATCGTCCAGCCTTTACACGGTTACGGCAATTGGGAAAACTGCAGCGTCTTAAAGGTTGCGTAGGCATTCATTACCTCAATAAAAGCACGGTTCTCGATAAGGCTTCCACAAGTGAGAAATAGCAAACGGGACTTCATACTGTTGTACATCGCTCACCGCTTCACGGTTGGCGTATAGGTGTGCAATGAACATCAAGCAACCTATTCGGACGCCATCGGTAAAGATTACCGTGCTTTCTGTGTTCGCTTCGCCAAACTGCTTACCGATATAATTTTGAGCCGCTTCAATTGCTGCAAGGCTGTAAGCTTTCAAAAGCTCATCATCTAAATCGTGATCAATGTTTAAGTGGTTTTTAATTTCTTCTAGCTCAATAATCGGCATATGCTTCACCCTCTTTACACATCAATTGCAGTTCCTTATGCTCTTCTCTGCTGTCGATTACTGAATAAATATCAAATATCCGTTTCCCATATTTCAACCGCATTTTATTAGTTATACCTTCACGGTAACGGATACGAACACGGATAATATTTTCACCCATTTGAAAGGGTCCACTAAAATATTCACGCCCTTGTATCGGTTCAATACTTGCCCGTACGGTTGCTACATTCCGCCAGATTTCTTGCCCTTTGTAATTGCCGTTCCGTTGCTCTCGTGAATAATCACGCTTTTGAATTGTGATCTGCTTATCAAACTTTGCGGCTTTAATCATTCGGCTCATTGGTCGTCACCTCTACCGTTTGCTTCCACGCTTGACTGAATTCATCACCACCATCATACGGTTGCAAGCCTTCACGCTTGCGGCATTCATTCGGGTTTAAAATTCCTGATTTAATCGCAATTTCATAGCCTTCAAAACGGTCATTCTGATTCGTTCGCAATAGCTCGCTAGTATCAAATTCAATAATGTAGCGCTTACGGCTTTCACTATTGAGATCAATCATCAACGCATCTTTTAATTGCTGTTCAAAATTAACTAAATGCGGCTTGAGCGTTTGCCCCAAAAATGAACGACTCGCCTCTGTGAAATTGCTGTAACTACTGTGTGAATAATCTTGCAAGAAAATCGGGCTGATATTGAAAATTCGTGCAATATCCTCGATCGTGAATTTTCTACTCGCTAGCCATTCCGCATCGGCGTTACTCATTCCAAGCTGTTTGTATTCTATGCCACCCTCTAAGATTGGTGTTTTACCTGCATTTTTCGCACCCGCATAACGCTCCAAAGCCTCAAGGACTTTTTTCCCCTTGCTTGCATCAAACCATTCTGCACTTTGAAGAATTCCGCCCACCTGTAAGCCGTTTTTCATCATCGCCGCCCCGTGTCTTTGTTGAGCAATGCCCAAACCGATAGATTCACGGCAAACTGTGATCGGACTACGCCCCATAAAGCCATCATAAGAGGCGTTGAGTAAATGTAAGACTTCATCCTGCAGATAGGTTTTTGTTACGCCATCAATATCGGTCATCTGATACACATACGTTTTTTTATTGGTTCGCAATACGTTCACGCAATGCGGCTGGAACGGGGTCAGGGTTTCCGCCTGCCCTTTATCATTCCACCCGATTAAAGCGTAAGCATTACCATTCAAAAGCAAGTGCCGCATCATTGTCTCTTTGAATTGGTAAGGCGTTTGATTTCGGTTCGGCATTTCATTGAGTAGATATTCAACGGCGTGTCTATTTACTCGTTTACGCCCGTCTTGTGTAACCTCAAACAAATAGCAAGGCATACTCGCCACCGCTTGAGAAATTACCGTAACCGCATTCAACACTGCGGGTAGTGCCTCTGCTGTACTAGGGCTGACAAATTCGCCTGAATTGGTGTTAGTCGCCCCCATAGTGAAAAGTACATCATCGCTCGAGCGCGAACGGGTTTCTTTTTTCTTAAATAGTCCAAACATCAAGCCACCTCTAACAACTCAAGCCATTTACTGCGTAAACTCTTTAATTTTGGTTTCTGTGCGGCCATTCGTGAACGTTTTGCCAGCTCTAAACTTGAATCGGGATAAGCGGGAATACTGGTTACTGTAATTTCAAATAACTCTGCCTTTTTCACGGTTCTTTGTGTCGGTGTGCTTTCCTCGTTCCACTCGTCCACTGTTGCGATAAATCCAAAACTCATCCCGCTAATATCGCCACGTTTCACACTTTCAAGCAAATCGCTTGCGGTCTGCGTATTCGGCAAATCAAGGCTAAAGCGTAAGCCTTCATCATCTTCAAAAAGCGATAAAGTACCGCTACTGGTTCGCCCTAACAGTTTAGCGTGATCGTGTTCAAACAATGCCCGTACATCATTATTTTTTAAGCTCTCAGTAAATGCACCTTTTTCAAAGGTTTCTACAAATTCGCCCCATAATAATTCGCTAGGTTTTTCCCATCGCACCACGTAGCCAGATAATTTACGGCTCTCACTTTCAGCGTTGATTTCTGAAGAACGGATCTCAAAATTCTGTTTCATTGTGTTTACCTAAAAAAACAAGCGGTAAAATCTGCAAAAAATTCTACCGCTTGCAATGGATTACGCTGTCATTTCAAGCACTTTGATAGCGTTAGAATCTACCACGCCACCACCTAGATATTTATCAGTATGCACTTTGTAAAAGCCTGCTTCCGTTAAATTATCGGGACGAGTTCGCACGCCGCTTTCGTGATCAACAATCGTGTAGCCTCGTTTGAAATCGCCCACCGCTAAAAACGGCTGACTTGCTTCCGCATTCGGCATTGTTTCCAAGTAGTAAACGGGTAAACCTAAAAGCGTTGAAGGGCTGCCCACCTGCAAGCCATCACGCCAGATATAATCGCCATTACCGTTTTTGAGTTTTTGCAACGTGCCAGCCGTTTGAGAGTTCATTACCCAAACCGCATTTTTACGGTATTTACTGTGTAACGAATAAAGCAAGTCGATCAACACATCAGCATTTAATTTCATTTTGCCGATTTCCATTTTTTGCAACGTACCAAACGGGCGGGCCTTATCGTCTGCAGTAGTTCGAGGATATGCCAAAAAGCCTTTTGATTTTTTGTTACCATCGCCAGAAGTTAAATCAGTTTCTTCTGTTTCTGCAAAAGATTCTGAAATTTCTTCTGTTAACCAGCCTAGAATATCCACGCCGCCAAAATCTAAAATCTCTTGCGTTGTTTTCGGGTAAGCATAGATCGCATTAAGTTGAATGCTAACTTCGTTCATTTTCGGGGTAGCGGTTTCGCCTCGTGCCGTGCCTTCTGTTGCGTGTCCAATTACTGCACCACCAGCAGAGACGAGTTTTTTATACTCTTTTGCCCCCACGGGTAAACGCACCACATTAGCAATCTGACGCATTACACTATCATCGGTTAGGCGTTTCATTACCTCTTTATCAAGTTGAGGAATTACCGAATAACCGCCATCTTTGCCACTATCGCCATCAGTAGATAATGCTCGCAATTCACCTGTTTTAATCCAGTGACGCAACTCTGCAGCGGTATATTGTTGCGGGTTAGAACGTTTAGCGGGTTCATTTTCCCCACCTTTTTCTGCTTCGATCACGCTTTCAACACGGCTGATTTCTTCGTCTAACTCTTTCGCCAGATTACGCAAACCATCAAATTTACTTGCCTGCTCTTCATTCAGGTTGTCGCCTTCTTGCTGCTCTAAAATAGAACGCATTTCTGCCACCACCTGAGCTTTTTTCTGTTTAAGTTGTTGTAATTTTTTAAACATAGATATTCACCATTTTAATCACTATAAGAAATTGAATACTGCAATCTTGCACCTACCCAAGCAGCTTGATCTTCATCGTGAAGATAAGCGTAGGCTGTTAAGCTAATATCATCAATAGAATTAAAATTAGCGTTAGAAATTGCATCTGAAATAGATTGGGCGATCTCATCTGCTCCATCTTCCCCCGCTGAAGGTTTAACATATACTTCAACATTTAAAATAGAATTAAAGGCATTATTGCAGGCAGTAATAGGTTCAAATTCAATTTCATCAATATAAACCGCAACCGCTGGGCATTCTCTTTCTAGATCGGCATTAAATAATCTGCCATTTTGAAAACGAACAATGCCATTAATTTTTCTTTTTAAGAGTTCTAAAAACTCCATTCTGATTTTATTATGAACCAACATAAATCCACCTAAATAAAAAAGAACACTGATAAATATAAATTATATTTAAATCAATGTTCTTTATTAAATTAAATAAATAGCTGAAACGGCTT